GCCAAGCCCCCCACTCTTATCCCCATCTTATTAACAGACTTTATCCCCAGACTTATCCACACAAATAATCCCAATAGAATGTAATGCCTATTACACTTTCCTGTTATGTTATATCGTTACATAATCCAGCCTATACATTCAGACCATACGATCCAGCCTGAATAGGGATCCTTTGCAGGATAGGTACAGCCTGAATAATTCGATCAGGAATAGGGACAGAATATGCTGGCAACACGAATCAGCCTGAGAGACGTTGTAGCAAGATCCTATGCTGACCTACATATACACACGCTATATACCGCCCGGACAGGCTGGTAGGAGGTTGTGGCGGGGTCTGTTTGGGACATTCTAACAGGATCGAATTGGGGCGGGATGGGTGTGTTAAACACCTAATGAGCTACTGGCGAAATTGACCTCAAGAGTTATTGTCAAAATATGGGGAGGGGTGTTTCTGACCGAAGCCGAGACAGAAGATTCAGCCTGAAATCCCAGACCAAATTTTTAGTAGAAATATTTTCACCAGATTTTCAGCCTAGATCATCCAGACCACACGTATCATCTACGTTCCAGACCAGACTATCTAGCCTACACTATAGACCAAAACAGTCTTAGAGATAGCAAATCTGAGCAATAACATAGGGACTATGATTATCTATAGAAACCCCATACACATAGACATCCTTAATCACGTTATTGTCATGTAATAATATTCTTCTATTGCGTGTATTGTATCTTGTATTGTTCTTGCTGTGGATTTAGGATAGAGGTAGGGGCTAGATATACAGCCTAGAGGTATTGTCAGGGTAAGTTTAGACATAGATGGGTGTTAGAGGTGTCTATACAAGCTGCCTTTGGCTATGTTGCTGTATTTTGATAGGAGATTTTAGCTAGATGGTTTTGTGTAGAGATTTGTGCTGGAATAGCACAGAGAATGGACACACAGGATGTAGCTAAGAGTTGTAGCTAGGATGTCTTGTTAGGAAAGGGAAGAATATAAATATGTAATATTTCTTCCCTTCTTGTTAGGACATTGTGTTCATAGATCTGTGCTGAATATTCTGACAGGAGTCTTGTCTGGATTCTGATCAGAAGGTGTAGCACAGAAGTCTGAACAGAATAGTCTTGTTAAGAGGAGGGAAACACTTGTGTGTATATTTCCCTCTTTCTTACTAGAATTTCTTAGCGCTTTCTTGGTGAAGAAATTGGATAATATTTATTATAGGGAATTTTACAAAAAAAGCGCTAAGAACGCTAACTTTACGCTAAGATATTTCGCTGAGAGATCAGCTCACTCACTTGATTATAGTAAGCTCTGCTAGTGCTTTCACCAATATTCATAATCTCTGCCACATCCTTGTGCTTCATACCTTCTAGCCGATACAAGTAAGCCTGCACTTTCTTTTCTAGTTTTGAGTCCTGTTTAGACAGTTCAATCAACCATTCTTTCACTGTATCAACACTTGCTTCGATGTTATCCATACGAGCTTTAGCTTCTAGCTTATTCTTCTCAAACTCTTCCCTGAGCTTCTTCAACTCAATCATTGTAAGATAATTCATCTTCACTCCCCATACATATTCAACATGTTTACTAGGTGTATTGGATTGTTTCATACCCTTCTTTGAGACACAACCTTTACGATACAATCTCTTCTGAACAGGGTGATCTAAGAAGTGTTCAAACAATTTAGATCCAAACTCATACGGGAACTCTTTGTGTTTACTCTTTGTGTATGTGTCAAAAGTTTCTTCATGTGCTTCCATAACCTCAGAGATAAGATCAACCTTAGACACATCCTCTAAATCAATCGTATCATAGATCGCTTCATGTATATCTCTCAAGATGTCAAATGTAAGATATTTTGTATCTTCACTCCTATATCTTGAGAAAATACCTCGTTCGATATTACTAGCCTGTTGCTGTAACTTGTATGCTTCCTGTTTCAATTTCCTTGCCGAAGATAACTCTAGCAGGTCTTCTTCTGAAAGTTTATTCGTGCCCATAAAACTCCTTCACTTCCTCTCGGACAATTAGATCATCAATATCAATATTGCGTACAAACGATAGTTGTGTCAGATCCTTGATACGACTCAAAGCTACATACAACTGTCCGTGACCAAAGCATCCTTTACCAACATCAATAGCCGCTTTATCCAGTGTCATGCCTTGACTCTTGTGAATACTTACAGCCCAACCCATCCGTAAGGGAATCTGAGAGAATGTTCCTACAACATCTTTCTTGATCTTACCGCCCACTTTAGAGTATTTCACTTTTTCCCATGTATGTTCTTCCACTTCAACAAGATGTCCTGTTGCATCTAATTTGATAACTACAGAGTATGGTGTGTAATCTACCACTACACCACGATCACCATTTACATATTGCTTGTTCACGTCATTAGCACAGATCAATACCTTTGAACCTTTCTTCACCATAACCTTCTCTGGTACAGGATGTTGCTTTCCCCAATTGTCTGTGTAATTAGCTGTATATGTGAATGCCGGTTGATCAATCTGTGTGAACCAATACTTGTTAATCTTGATTGAATCATTGTTATACGCACATAGATGTAGTGTCTCTGAACAATTCTCGTAAGGTTTTGCCATCTGGACAATCTGTTCAAGGCTCACATCACTATCGTCTGTATCCTTGCGGATAGTATTCAAAAGATCAATCTGTGTAGTATCTGACTGACGCTTCACTTCTGTTAGTTCTACAGTGTTAAACTTCCAAGACTTAGCTGAGAATGCAAATGGTGATTTGTATTTCTCTCGGAAGTATTCCAACTCATCCTCTGAGACAATTGGTTCGAGCTGGTAGAAGTCCCCAACAACTACCATCTGAATTCCGCCAAAAGGTTCTTTGTTTCGGCAGATCAGTTTAAGTTTCTTGTCGATAAGATCAAGGTAGTCAGCACGTAACATCCCCACTTCATCAATAATGATCCGTTTGACTTTACCACTACTGAACAGTTTACGTGCTCCCGTACTAATCTTGAACTCGTCACCTGCTGCTACCAGACCGAATGGTAGTGAGAAAACACTGTGACAAGTGGCTCCGCCAATATTGATTGCAGCCACACCTGTTGGTGCTACGAGGATGCTGTTCATATCTGCAATCTGTCGGATAACCCAACTTTTACCTACTCCGCCTGACCCTGTTACGAAGACATTCTTACCTTGATTGATTAGGTCGATAGCCTTTTGTTGATCTTGCGTGTTCATACGTTCCTCCTAAGATATTAAGTTTGTATTTTACTTTGATACATTCGGTTAGTCAAGCAAGAAAAGGAGCCAAAGCTCCCATTAAAATCAAATCCCGTCCAAATATCTATCCAACTTATCCAAGTCAGAACTAATCCCCAAATTATAACACGGGATACCAAAGTATCTAGCAACCATCACTGCTGACCGTGTACCTCCTTTAGGTTCATTACCATTCATTTCAGCATAGTAGATACACACTTCTGACTTAGGTTCACCAAGACCTTCTTTACCGACAACTTGGAAATAGTTTCGTGCATGTAGTTTCTGGGCACCTTGTTTCATTCGATCAAACCAAGGAATGATCCCTGTGTCCAAATAAAACTCACGAGCAATGTTGAACGATTTGTCTGAAATCACAATATGATTCCCGTCTTTACAAAACTTGTTGAAACCCTTCCAAGGAATCCAAATCTGTGTAAGATCTGGGTCAACCTCTTTCTGAAAGATTGTGTCACTACCGCCTGCTCCACCTGATCGTAGTGTGTAACCAGCATTACTCATTCTGATGGCAATGCTTTGCATATAGAGTGCGAATTTAGGTGGTACTTCTCTGCTACCCACACCTGTCCAATATTTCATTGTAATCTCCTCCCGTCAAATTCCCACCATTAAACCATTTCAAATACCTTCCGTCAATATCTTATTCCAAACCTTCGCCATCTTATTATCCAAATACAACGGACTTCCTGCCTGAATCATTTGCTGGATATCTTTCATAATCTCGTAGATATCATTTAGATAGAAGTAGTCGTCATCTGTCCAAACGAACCAACTAACACCTAACGGCGAATCTTTATTGACTTTATATTGATCAATCATTTCAACAGATTTCTGCCAAAAGATCCAGTACCTGCGCTTTTCTGTGTAAACACTATTGCTGATAATTTTAGCCTGTTCATCAGTGTTCTTCACGAAATCATCAGCCCTCTTAATCGCTTGTTCCAGACGTTTCACCTGATCATCTGTCGGGATGATTTGTACGTAACCTTTCCAGTTCATATCTACCACTCCTTGCCTTTAAACATAAACTCAATCCGATATTCCCCAAACTCAGAATCATACAGCACATAACTCTTCCACACGCCATTCTGCTGATAGAATGCCTCTGGGTATTTTACCAGCATACTCGCGTGTAGATATACTGTGAGAATATCTGTTTGCTTGTAGAGCTGTATCAAAATAGTGTCCTCATATCAATTCTGCACCAATACTCGTTTGGTCCTGTTGATGGTTTGACTTCTAAGATATGTGCATACAAGAATCGTCCACCACAATCTTGTAGAAAGAACGACCTGACATATTTTGCAAAATCATCTGTGACGTAAGCATCTTCCCAACAAGCCTTCGGGTGATTCTTTACGCGCTCAAATTTACTTTTGCTGATTGTTTTCTTTTTCATATAAGTTACCACCACAAACTGTCATAATGTTCAGTGAATAGTTGACGGCCCTTCTTTACACGTTGGTGATGTCTGTCGCACAAGTCACGATGTTGTCTATACGCATCTGGATCAGAAGGTTGTTTATTCCATCTTGTGTGTCCATGTTCATCTATATCACCGTGCCCTTCACCATTTACCCATTCGCCAGAATATACCGGCTCAATATTCTCAAAGGCATAGATCATATCGTCGATCATCTCAAACCATTTAACTAAACCTTGTTTGATTTGTTCGTCAGTATAGTTAAAATGATCGTGATCTGGATACACTAAATCTAGAACTTGTTGTGGGCACCCTACGCGTTTCTCCCACAACACATTGCGAAAGTTCTTTAGCCAGTCAGCAATGATCTCAGACAAGACAGGCTCTGCTGACCAAGAATCTTTATAGCCGAATTTCACTTTGCCGTATTTCAGTTTCACCAGTCATACTCCGCTTCTTGATCTATGATGTCGTAGAAGAACACTGTCTTAACTCTCGGTAGGACAGCCCTACCCACTTGTTTAGTTACACTCCAATCGGCTTTGGTATATGCGTCTACACGTACTGCCTGTAAATCGTCATCAACATGACCAGTTGCATCAGGATACATCTCGAACAACATGCCCATATTTTTCAGTGTGGTGTATTCTTGCAGAGATAACTCACCAAGTTGTTTCATATCAATCTTCCTTATATAGCATTTCAAAGATTCTTCGTCCAGTGGCTGTCTTAGTGTAATCCTTTCGATTACACGTCACCAGCTTGTTACCATCTATGACAGACTCATCTCCCAACTTATCCATGTAAAATTCTTGAGTATAGATCATCCCGTCACGTACACATGTTATAGTGTAACATTCTGTGTTCACATTGAATCGGTAGGAACGATTATGTGCAGGAGTTTGTTCCCAAACACGTTTGAACTTGTGTTCACTGATTTGTTTAGTCTGGATTGCGTTCATACAATTTCCTCCAAGTCTACTAACACAATTGTGTCACCAAAATACAATGCCGAAAGGTCTGACACAAATTCATCAAACATTTCATGTGTAACATTACCAAAGTCGTATACACGATCTTGCCACACAAGCCTGTTCTGATAAAGCTGAACAGAATTATCAACAAAAGGTTGTGTCAGCATCATCTTACCACGAGTTCGGCTAATAAGGTATGCCCAATTTGAGCTGGACACATCACCAGCCACCTCTACCATGTCAAAACGTGTTCCGCAACAGAATGTTCGTAGAGGCTTCTGTTTTAGATATTCCGTGTCAAAGATCATTACGCGATAGTTGTCACGATCACAGAGGGCAGATCCTTTGCCACGACTTCGGATACGATTGAATTGGTCAAAATCTATTTGGTCAAAACTGTCTACGATCAGCAGTGCCGTGTTCATACAATTTCCTCCGCATTCTTTGTAAGGCACCAATCTTCGATACAAGAGTCTACCGTAATGAAATATGGATCAGGATTTTCCTGCCACATAGCTTCGGCCCAAGTCTTAAAGTATTTATCCAGAATCTCTTGTTCAGTAACAATGTATTCTTCAAGGGTTAGTCCGTTTGTTTCTGTGTACTTAAATTTACGCATGTGTCTTGTTATCTCCTCGTTGTTCGATTTCCTACACTATAGCTGTGCATTGATGTTGTGTCAACATATTTTAGACAAAATAAAACCGCCCGAAGGCGGCTTAGAACGTGTTAGCTCAAATCGTCTGGACTTCTAAAGCCCTGAAAACTTCCAAAGCGCGGTTTATCCTTAGCCCCAATCTCTTGATAGCGAATTTTAGCCAGCTTACCAAGATAGAGGTCTTGGTTATTCCATATCTCTTTTCGTTGTTCATCAGTGAATCCTGTTCCGCACTCAAAGGTGCCAGTTTGCCACTGGAGCACCAATGAACCAAGCATACCTGTCGGGACAAGACCATCTTTTGCAGATGATCGTTCAAGATTACCAAGAGCATTCCGTTTAGCTTCATTTGCATTGTGCATACGTTCCGTGAACCCAATCACAACGAACTCGTCATCAACAAAAGGCTTCCATTTCAAAAGCTCTTGCGAGTTCTTAGTGGATCGTCCATATTTGTATTTGGTCATGGGATCACGAATCATAATCCCTTCATAGCCTTCACTAACAAAGTTGTCAGCGTATTCCATCACCTCATCAACATCTTCAGCATGAAATGACCGCACAATGACAAGATCAGATTCTTGTCTTACCAGCTTGTCTAACTGTACTTGTCGCTCATAGTACGGTAGAGATGGTCTGTTCCAAAGATCAAATGCGTACAGCTTAACATCAGGTGTTCCTTCAGCACTCATCACGCCAGAGGTGGTCTTTTGAAACACATCCGGTGCGGTGGGATCACCAACAATCAATTCCCCATCAACCCCTTCTAAGTGACAGAACAACTCTTGTACGTATTTGTTACGAATTGGTTTAAGTGAGCGGGACAGCACAAGGCCATCCCTCACTACAACACGAATACCGTCTAGCTTAGGTGAAACTAAGCAAGGATAACGCAATTTGTCAAAATCGACTTCCACAGCGAGCATGGGCTTTAGATTAGCCGCCATCTATACCTCCTCACACACTAATAGGTGCCTTGATTGCTGGATGCGGATCGTAGCCAAGAATCTCTACATCCTCTAATCGGAAATCATCAATATCCTTAACATGTGGCGATATCAGCACGTAAGGATACGGTTTGGGTTTCCTTGTAAGTTGTTCTTTAACTTGGTCAATGTGGTTCAAGTAAATGTGTGCATCTACAATCGTCAGGGCAAGCTCTTTGGCATACATTCCTGTTAGTTGCGCAATCAAACGTGTCAGCAGGCTATAGAAAGCAATATTAAATGGTACGCCCAAGAACATGTCTCCCGAACGCTGAACCATTTGACAGCTCAGCTTATCACCGTCCTCTACGAAGAATTGGATATGGACACCGTGACAAGGTGGTAGCGCCATATCATCAATCTCATCCGGTTGCCATAGACTGATCACATGACGTGATCCGTAAGGGTCTTCTTTCAGAGATTTGATTACACGTTTAACTTGATCAACGCCTTTACAATCACGAAACTGTTTTCCATACCCTTTACCGATTGTACCATCTTCTAGCTTCCATTCATCCCAGAATGTGTGCCCTTGTTCGTTCAGCCAATTAACGTCAGTAGATCCTAGAGCAACCATCCAGACCAACTCATTAATAATAGCTTTTGTATTGACTTTCTTTGTAGTCAAGAAAGGGAATTCACCAGCAATATCGAACTTCATGGTTTGACTGAATAGTCGCCTACGACCTGTTCCTGTCCGATCTGGTGAATCAGATCCATACACAAGTACATCTCGCAATACACGCAAGTACTCATTATCAAAGTTGCGTGTCGCATTATGGTTCATCAAATATATTCCCTCCTAATTCAAATGTGGCTATAGATTACAACACAAACACTCAGAACACAAGCTATTGGTAACGCCCATACGTTCAGGCCAACCATTGAGAACTTCCTGTAAGCACTCTCAACCGGAATACTCTTACGGGTAGCATACCCTACGGTAATCTCAAACAAACGTACATCATCATGTTTCAGGTGATCCATAAAGCCCGCCTTGAATGCTAGTGACAAAGCGAATTGCCAGATGATGTTCACAATGACGTATGTTGACCAAATTATTACAAGTCCTAGTGACATTAAATATCCTCCAAGAAAGTCTTAACATCAAAACAAGGGCAGTCCTTCAACCATTCATGTTTCTCGATAACACCATCACCGTCTAAGTCAGGACTCCAGTCACGATGTCCTTTGACGCGATCTTTGGTGATGTTGTATTTCCACATAAGGTCTTGCAAAAGTATCCGCAAAGTTCCGAATTGGAACTCGTTAAAATTGTTCACAGACTTACCAGTTGAGTCAATGCCCCCAACAAGACATATACCAATGTTGTCCTTGTTATGACCAGCGACATGCGCACCTTGTTTGGTTATCGGACGACCTTCGTGTAAGATACCATCTGTTGTGATTATATATTGATATCCAATATCGGAGAAACCTCTGTTCAGATGCCACTGACGAATACGATCCACTGTAACACTGAGATCGTTCTGAGTGGCCGATGCGTGAACAGTGATATATTTAGGGTTCATGTCATTATCTCCTGTGGTAGGTTTCATAATATGCACAGAGGGCATCTTTTACTCGATCATCGTCAACAAATTCTGAGTTTGCCAACTCTATTGCGAATCGATGTTTTGCTGAATACCACGCATCTATAGCGTCTTTTCTATCAGAAAATCGTCCAAAATACTCTCTCTTTCCAGTGATGGGGTTTGTACAACATGCTACATATTTGTTAGTACGCTTGTCTATCCAGCAAGATATCCCTTTTGACGGTTGTACAACAAAAACATTTACCCTTGGATGTACAAAACAACAAGTTTCTGGGGAATACACCTTACCGAGTCTATCAACAGATAGTATATCCTTGTCTAGGTGACGACCCTCCCATTTTTGGGTACTCATCCAGCTTTTAAATTTACTAAACCTTAACCAATCATCGCAAACTTGTACGTTAATATACGTTTTATACTTCTCGTGGTATTTGCTGGAATAGCATCTGGTTAGCATGCTAGACCATACCTTATAATATGGGCATTCCCAGATGACTACACTCTTACCGTTAACCCACTCTGTTTTTCTTACTTGTTCATTACTATCGTTAACACCAACACCGCAAACTGTTCTCATGATGTAAGATCTCTGCTAGGGGTTACTGTAATAACAGTGATATACTTAGGGTTCATTTTGGTCACCCCAATCAACAACATCATATTTTCCGGTTAATACTCCCAAGGCTTGCTTAAGCTTACTTGTAAAACTTTCGTATTTCCAGTTATCTGGACGGCATTTAATCCAGACTGACCTGTTTTCACAGGTCACCTCTTTATGTGTTGACCACTCGCAAAGTGTATTGATTGTATATCTACTCATAACCAATCTCCTTAACAAATTCTTCATATTCTTCTACAGTAGAGTAATGTTTGACCACTTTCATCACATCATCTATATCACCCTTTTCACAACCAACTTCAAGTAGTGTTTCTACATATTCCTGCAAAACATCTCGGACAACAATATCCAAGAAGTCATCATCAAACAAATCACGGTAGTTATCAATCTTACGTTTCATAATCATACCATCAATTTAAATCGGACAGGATTGATATAACCCAGATTGCCTTATTAAATTCAACATCATCATCTGTCAACGGGAAGTCTGATGTTCTTCCACAAGAATACACACGAAACCTTATCTCCCTGTCAAACCCGTACATATCACCAAGCTGTCTTACAGTTAAACCTTTCTCAACTATCTCCTTCATATCTGTCTCCAATATCTAATCAACAATAAGCCCAGCATAACACACGACCAACCTTTTCGCCAGTGGTTGTATCATAATAATCCATCCCATTATATCCGGCAGAATAGCCTTTACGATACGCCTTGTGGATGGTTAGGTCAGATGTTAGGACATACACCTTTGTCTTAGGTGGTTCCAAGACACCTTCACACCGATTCCATTTTATGGATAGGAGTTCTTGTTCAAATGTGTTTGTCACAATTTCTCTCCATTCAAAATAGCTTGTTCAAACTTGTATGTCGGCATCTCATCACTCATGTCAAAACTGACACCAGAGAAGATTGCCTTGATCTCTCGTCCGAATTGATCTCTTACCGACAATTCAGGTTGAACAATATACACACCCATTTGTCTCATTGCAACAAGAACATTGTGCAATTTCATCTGGAAATGTCTCTTCACGTTCCTGTCTGAGAAGTCTTGTCCAGAGAATTCGTACAAGCTGTCTGCAAGAGCTTTACAGCGTTGTTTTAGTTCAGACACCCGCATCTACCTCCTCGTCCGTAATCGCGCTCAGAAGGTCTTGTAGGTAGCTTCTTGACCGCATGTTTAGCTTAAGCTCGTCTAGTTCAGATTGTAGCGCAGCTATGTCAGCTACACGATCAGTGATTAGGATGTCTCGCTGATTGATTGCTTTGTTCAGCTTGAGAATCTTAGCATCACGTTCGGCAATGGTTAAGCCACGTAGTTCTACGGATTTCTGTAGCCAGAGAATCTTACGATTGGCTTCTCTCAGCTCGTATTGTGCTTGCTCAAGTGCTGGCATAATTATCCTCCTAAATATTTGTCACAAATCCTTTTCAGACAATCTAAACACACGTATGCTTCAGATTTCTCATAAGACAAATTTCTACCTATTAAAACGACTTCATCAACTGACTCACTACACTCATCACAGGTGAGTTCAGTCCAAGACTTGTTTCCTATAACTTTGTCAATATCGTCTGGGTTTGGTTTGTCCCCAAGTTTAACCAAATTGTTATAGACTACTTCAGCAGATTGAGTCTTACCATCATGCCTAATGGATTTCCACTCAAAGTTGCCTACTTCGTACTGTTTTCTCCAAGACTCAGCCACATTGTTAGCAAGGTCTTGTCTAGTCAGTTTGCTCATAATTCCTCCGAGATTGTTCTAGTTGTATCCTGTGTGCTCGTATGTGTGTATTGGTAATTTAATCTATCTAGAGCATAGTGTCAAGACATTTGTTCAAATAAGTTAGGCTACGCCTAGACACAGTGAACACAACACACCGACACAAGTGTAGTCACAGGTGTTGAAAGAGTCAACACAAGAAACACAAAAGTGATCGCACAAGGGTTGTTAGAGATTGTTGTAAAAAGTGCTTGACACAGATATACGACTCTTGATACGCTTCGCTTTAGCGACACAGGACAGAATATCTAGTCTAAATATTCTAGCTAAGATAATCTTACAAGATAATATTAGTAATAAGAATATATAATAATAAAGAATTATATTATTAAGATATTCTAGCAAGAATATTCTAGCTAAGATCTCTTGTAAGAATATTCTAGCAAGATAGGTATTCTTGTTCGCTATCACTCACTTTTATTTTATCCTTGTCAGAGCTTGTGTCAGGATTCGTGACCAATTACTGTGTCTGTGTGTTCGGTGCAACGCACCAGAGGTTTAGACAAATACTTGTCAATATCTCTTGACATGGCTTGTTGAAATTGATATAAAGCTCCTATGTGTTGTGTATCTGTGTGTCGTTATCAAATATATTCTTGTGAGGATATTCCGGTGAAAGATTTTGTAGGAGAAGTTTATGTATTGCAAAGCATGTGGGAATTACGTTGGTTATAAGAAAAAGAAACCTGCTACGACATTCACGACAGTAAATTCTATTTGTAAAGAATCTGTTGTAGAGGGGTTTCCAAAGAATGAATTAGAAGATTTGTGCTCAAAATGTTTGGTCAGTATTCGTGATATGAACTCTGATATGTCAGTAGGGTTTGGTGAGTATTATGACATGAAACCTGTACGTATAGGGAATAATATGGACAAGATGGTTGAGGAATGTAGTGACCTTAGAATGGATGTTGAGTTTGAATATGTCCAGTCTCAATATAACGGTGAGAGTATATAGACTATGGTATTTACCAAATTCTATTGTAAAGGGGTTGACATAGGAATTATCTATCTCTAATATCTTCCCCATAGAGCGATAGGAACAACATCGTTCATACAGAATTCCTAAGCCGATTTAGCCCGCTACCATAAATCGGAAATACCTTAGGATCGTTAGCTCCTGAACATGAGTTTAAAAGGTTCACTACGAATGAATACAAGAGGAGGATTGTATGACTATCTGGAAGGATGTTGTAGGTTACGAGGATCTATTTTCTGTTTCCTCAGACGGTCAGTTGTTCTCAAAAAGAACAGATAAAGTATTAAAGCAATACCGAAATAAGAAGGGCTATTTGGTATGTGCAACCAAAATCGGAGGGAGGCTCGGCGTCAGCGTATGCTTTAAACTACATAGGCTGGTGGCGGATGCATTTATAGAGAATGAGTATGACAAGCCGGTAGTTAACCACAAAGATGGTGATAAAACAAACAACAAAGTCGAGAACCTTGAGTGGGTTAGTCACAGAGAAAACACTAACCATGCTTACTCAAATGGTTTAATAAATGTTTTAAAAGGTTGTAAAAAGGTAAATTCTAAGTTTAGTGAGGACGAGATTAGATTTATCCGCAGTAAGTGCATACCCCGCCACCCTGACTACGGTATGCATGCTCTGGCAAGGAAGTTCGGGGTATCACATTGTACTATCTCAAAAATATTCTACAGAGAGTATTATAAGGACGTAGACTAGACACTCGCATATATTGTAGGGTCTGTAGTTTAATTGGTTAAAACACGCGACTCATAATCGTGGCGATTTCGGATCGTACCCGAACAGACCCACCAAGACATTCTCAGTGAGATTCCTGTGAGGCAGCTCCGGTGCATAAGACTTGGTTGGAACAAGCATCGTAGAAGCAATGTGGTAGGTGGAGTGCTGGTCAGACTATTCCTCCGGTATGGTCAGCACATCAGCAGGGATCTCACCTAAGAATGTTTACATGTGATTTGAGAGTTATTACTAAATCAGATAGTAAAGATTAGTAAAAAGACATGCCTCCTGATCAGAGGAAGTTGGCGTAGCCTCTCGTGAGCCAGTTATTAGTTCTGGAAATCCCCAGTTACGCAAGCTATACAGCGGGGAAAGACCCGCACCAGATTCCCTCCAAAGCACATCCTCCTGTGCGATTACAATAAGACGTTCATATAAAATGTCCTTCACAAAGCCTGTCTCGGATGTTCACCAGAGGATGTCCAGCAGGCTTTCTTTTTTCAAAAGGTTTAAACAGAATTATGAGTAAGAAAAAGAATTATCTATACCCAGATACATTGCCGGATAATATCACATTGCAAGAGATTGATGTAGGCAAACAGATGGGTTTGAGCAAAGACGTTATTAGCAAGTTTGTCTTCTGGCAAGGTGAGCAATGGTGGCAGGCACGATTCCCGCCTACGGCTGAATGTCCAGAAGGGAAGATATTCTTCACGAAGAATCCTAAAGATCCCCGTGTGCTGAATTATGCCGTGGATGATGTAAACGGCAGAGCACGGGGGAATATTAATTGGAGTAATGGTGAGAGTGGAAACCCGCGAGGGAGACCGAAGTCGAGTTCTAACCGAATTACTGTCAAAAGTGTTTGCGATGCAATGGGTGCCAATCCGGTAGAAATGCTCAGCGCCGTCCTTATGAGCGATGTGGGTGTTCTACGGAAATATGGTGTCAAGAACCCTAAGGATATTACACTGGCGCAGAAGTTATCTATTGCGAAATATCTATCTGATAAGTTGTTGCCTAATTTGAAGCCTGTTGAAGTGAATGAATCGGGTGATTGGGAACCTAACAAGATTGAAGGTGGTGAAGAAGAATCTAAATATCAGATTCATGTATTCACACCGGGGTTAGAAGAACAAGTTAAAAAGAATCCAGAGATTCAAGAGAAGGGTGTTGACCGCTATCTTGAAGATCATAAAGCAGAATATGAAGTAGAGGATGAGCCGGATGCGCTGATTGTATTCCCTACTAAGGAGGAGTGATGGAAGGTAAGTATTATGTATATATGATTTGTCGTTCGGATGAAACTCCTTTGTATATTGGCAAGGGTTCTGGTGACAGGGTTTATCAGCACTTTAAAAAAGGAAGCTCCTCTAATATCCACCTACAAAGAACACTCAAAAAGATGGAATTGGCTCAAGAAGATCCAGTGGTGAAATTCTTACATTATACAGACTGCGAAGACACAGCATATGATTTGGAACGATCTGAAATAGCCAAATATGGAATACGAAAGGACGGTGGGATCTTAGTTAATATGACCTATGGGGGAGAAGATCCACCAAAGAATAGCCATATTAGAAAAACTTGGATTTGCTTAAAAGCACAAAAACTCCTCGGAAAAGTCCCTGATCAAGAAATAGCGGATAAGTTCTTTTATTCTAAAAGCGCTGTTCAAAACTTCAGACGTAGGCACGGCATTAAGAGTTTTGCTGAGAATAAGACAGGATATAAGAAGAGGGGAGGCAACCTCTACGATGAGAGGATACATGTAGTCTTTAATTGCATGACAGAAGAATTTTATATTGGTAAACGGTTCAATTTTTGCAAAAACCGTGATATAAGAAACGGACATGCCAGCGACTTCTTTAATGGTAAATATGCAAGATATAAAGACTGGATGTATTGCGGAACAGTAGACAATCTTATCCGAGAACCAATAGTTGATCGCAAGCGATTGGACAAATACAAGTTTGAACATGATTCTGGTCTTGTGTTTGAAGGCTATAAGGAGGAGTTTAGTGCAAAGTATGGTATAAAGCCAAGTAGCATCACCAATCTGTACCCGAAAGGTCGTCATTATAAGCATAAGGGATGGAGGCTGCTTGGTGTTTACAAGTGTATCGCACATGATGGTACTTGTGAAGACATTCTTTCAGACTATGTAACTAATCAGGAGTATAATGGATGGAAGAACAGGAAGTAACTCCCCATATCAAAGATATAATTGCAAACATAGACGTGTCTGATTTCGATGTTACGCCTTATACTGATCCAAACGTAATCAGACCACTGCCTAAACAAAACGAGTTCTTGCTGTCGCATCACAATGCGATGATTACCTTTTATGGTGGGTTAAAGTAATGGCCCCTTCAAGCAGTAATGCTTGTCGAATAACCGGATGAAATCAGGGAAACCTTACCGAGTAGTGTCGGAGGCAATCCTGAGAGAAGCCCTCTACGATCTTAGAGGGAACTTGCAGAGACTAGGCGGCTTGGTAAGCGTACCATGTAATACGCCATTAGCGTCCGGCATCCTACTGGGATGATGAGATAGTCCGACACTTGTAGAAATACAAGCTAACAGATCGCAGCAGGTTCAGCGAAAACGATGGGCCTACTTTACGATGTATTCCAACACATATCTGACCCTAATTGGGACGGTATTGTGTTCCGTAAAACATCAACACAGTTGCGAGGTTCTGGTGGTGTGTTCACCAAAGCCTCTGCACTATATAAAAAGATTGGAGCGGAAGTTAAACAGTCTCAGATGCGGATAGATTTCCCTTCTGGGGCCACTTGTCGATACTCCTATCTCGATACCGACAAAGACGTTTACAACCACCAAGGTCTCGAATATTCGGGTAGATATGCCCCTTCACATAGTAATGTGTGTCGAATAACTCCTCTAATTGCTGGAACGCTAAAGGACTTGTCCCAAGCCAATCAGCAGCCAAGATTGCGCAGCAATAAGGTTCAACGGTCAGTCTTTATGACGTAGGTAGCAAGTGCTATCGAAACGGGGAGCATCCTCAAGGGATGGTGATATGATCTGAACTTATAGGAAACTATAAGCAGCCTCTTGGCGGGAATTGTCTAACGAACAGTTCTGAACATTTGATATATTTTGATGAGCTTGGTCAGTTTAGTCGGCATCAGTTTATGTACTTGCTATCACGTCTACGTTCTAATGCTGAAGGCAACTCATTCATTAAATGTACACTGAACCCACAACCTGATTCATGGATACTTGATTTCGTAGGATGGTATCTCACACCGGATGGTTATGCTGATATAAGCAAGTCAGGTAAAATCCGGTGGTTTATTGTGGATGCCGATGGTCATATGGATTGGGCAGAAGATCCTTACGAACTCAAGGCACGGCACGGTAATGATTGTGATCCGATTTCCTTCACATTTTTATCAGCGTCTATTGCAGATAATCCAATTTTGGTCAAAATGCAGCCTAACTACTTAACAGCACTTAAAAACCTTAACCGTACAGACCGTGAAATACTTTTGTATGGCAATTGGTTTGCTGTACCGGAAGCGTCAGGCTATTTCAAGCGAGATTGGGTTGAGTTTATTAAACGAAAGGATGTACCAAAACTTGTTAAGGTTACGAGGTGTTATGACTTAGCTAGTAGCATTGTGTCGGAAGCGAACCCAAATCCTGACTTTACAGCGTGTACTCTAATGGGGCTTGGCGAAGACGGTAACTTCTATGTACTACATGCCGATAAATTCAGAGAACGTCCAGCAGGAGTAGCCAAGGCCATACACAAGTACGCAGAACAAGATGGTAAGAATGTTATGATCGGTCTTCCACTTGACCCATCTGCTGCTGGTAAGGTTGCATTCGAGTCTTATGCAAGACCATTGATTATGAATGGATATAAGGTTAAGAAGCACCCAGCGAGGGGTAGTAAAGTTGACCGTATACTGCCATTCTCCAACGCATCTGAAAACGGCATGGTATATGTAGTAGAAGGTGAGTGGAATAAGGTATGGTTAGCTGAAATGGAAGGTTTTACCGGTACTAAACGGAATGAAAAAGATGATCTCGTCGATTCGACAGGCGACTCCTACAACTGGCTAGTCTCCGGTAAGAAGTTACCAGAAAAATTCAAAATCCCATCAATGCTTAAAGTGAATGAGTTTGCTCAGAAATTGTTTTAACAAACAATTCCCTCGCAGATGAATTCGCTCAGAAATTATTCTGAAACTCTAATAAGGAAATCACAGTGTCAATATTTTGTCAATAATTATTTAGCGTCAAAGTATTGACACCACCCTCCCCTATCACTAATATAACAACATAACGGGCGAGACATTCGCCCTAACATATTTCGGAGGAAACAATGGCAGAAAAACGAGCCACAATTCCTCGTGAAATTGGTCGAACCGGATTACGTTACACACAGAAGAATATTGTCGATGATGAATTAGCTCCAGAACTACGCTGGCCCCATTCGTTAAATACATTCGACAAGATGAAGTCTGACCCATTGGTGTCTGGCTCCCTTATGATGATTAAACAATACATTCGTAAGGTTGAGTGGGACATTGAACCAGTGGGAGGTGTTAACGCCAATGATGCAGACAAAGCTCAAGCTGATATTATCCGTGATGCTCTATTCATGCGAATGGGACGTTCATGGGATCAAGTGGTAGCAGATATTTTGTCATTCATTGAATACGGCTTCTCCTTTCACGAACCCACCTACAAAGTTTATAAAGGGAATTTCATCTGGAAGGATTTTCCTTCCCGTTCTCAGAAAACAATCACTGGTTTTAAGTTTGATGAGCGAGGCAATCTGGAGCAGATTAAACAGGCTCCACTGAATATCGCTGGATTTACAACCAAGGTTGCTACAGATATTGAAATTCCATATTCTCGTCTGCTACATTTCCGCACTGACTCTGAACGAAACAATCCTCTTGGACGTTCTATTCTAAAGAATGCTTACTATGCTTGGGATAAGAAAACCAAGCTAGAGTATTACGAAGCAGTTGGTATTGAGCGTGAAATGAATGGTCTGCCTGTATTCCGTATCCCGATGGAGTACTTTATGGCTGATCCGACAGAAGACCCTGATCGTTACGCTGTATTCCAAGAGTTTATTCGTATTGGTACGAACGTACGTAATAATGAACAGGCTTGTTTGTTCTTACCAAGTGATACAGACGAAACTTCTAACAAAGAGCTATTCAACTTTGATCTTGTAGCGAGTCGTGGTACACGTTCAATTGACACATCTAAAGTGATTGAGCGTTACGACTACCGTATTGCACAGAGTATGTTGTCAGACTTCATTCTGATGGGATCATCCTCAAGCGGTTCGTTTGCATTGTCTGACAATAAGATCGGAACATTCATCCAGACACTTGAAGCATACCTTGAGATTATTGCTGAACAGTTTAACCGAAAGGCTATCCCTGAGCTGTATAGGCTGAATGGTTGGGATGCTGATAAGACTTGTAAGCTGGTACATAAACCGATTGGTGCAGCTAGTCTGGCTGATCTGGGCGGGTACTTGCAAAATGTCTCCGGATTCATCACGAGTGACGCTACTCTTGAGAATGCTATTCGTAAACGAGCTGATCTACCAGAACGTGATGATAACAGTACATTCTTGGATACTCCCATCAATGTGCACCAAGCCATTTCTCAGCGTATAGGTATGACTAAGAGTGCAGATAAAGAGGCCGCTAAAGCAAGTCCTAAGGAGTTGGCTGAACAAGATGATGCTCTGGTGGAAGATCTGATTAAGAGTCTTGACGGAAATTATAACGGAGAGGCGTAATGCTTGATAAAGAAAATATTGTCAAAGCCTTCTCCGAATTTCTGGAGAAGCATTTTGGTGAGACTAAACGAACAGAAGTTGTTAAGGCGGTTAATACAGAGAAACGTCTAGCCACGTTTGTTGTATTGAAAGCAATGTCGGATGAGACAGACTTCGATGCTCATGGTGATTTCTATGATCGTGAGACAGTTGAAGACGCTTGTTACAACTTCTATGAAAACTGTATGAAAGCCAATCTGGGTCATCTTGTCATGGTTGATGACGGTACGGCTAAGATTGTTGAGTCGTACATCATCCCTGTAGATATTGAACTTGGTGATCAGTTTGTTCCAGCAGGTAGTTGGTTACAGACTTGGAAGTTTGCTGATGATGAACTCTGGCAAGGTGTTAAGGACGGAGAGTGGAACGGACTTTCTGTAGGATGTATGGCTAACGTGGAGACATTAGATGATTAAAGCAAAGAAGAAGCTGACCAAATTCGACTTCTCCCGTCCAGATGCACATGTAGCTCTTGTCCATGAAAGCCAAGGTGGCGGTGCAAATATGTATAAGACCCTTATCACCAAAGCATCAGATGTACAGCTCACACTGTCTATGGAAGACTTCCTAACCAGATTCTTTTATATGTGGGAAGACGATGCGAAATTCTTAGCTAATATGCTTGGCTATGGAAAGGACATGTCTGGATATACGGGTGAGAAACTTCAAGAAGAAATGATCGAGAATGAAGCTGAGCTGATGGAACATGACCTCTACGGAAAAGTAGAGCTACTGTCCAAAGCTAAGAAATCTGGTCTGGATTCTCTTGAAGCAAATGAGAAAGAAATTGTAGCAGAGGTTGTTAAATCTCTGTCAAGTTTTAGCAATGTCATTATCTCTGATTTGGATAATTACGTAGCTAAGAATGCTGGCGGGGATGCACCTGTTAGCGATATTGAAAAAGGCAATGTTGCCGACAATAACATCCCTGATACACAGGAGAATAATATGGAAACGATTGAAAAGAGTGCTGTAGAAGCTCTTATTCAAAAGGCTCTGGAAGAACAGAAAGCTGAGATTGAAAAGGCTGTAGCTGAGAAAGAGTCCAAGATTGAAGAACTGACTAAATCTCTCGCCGCATTCGAGGCTGAGAAAGCTGCCCAGAAACAAGCTGAGTTTGTAGTCAAGGCTGCTGACTTCGAAGTTCTGGGCGTAGAAGATAAAGAATCTTTCGGCGTAGCTCTGATGAAGATGTCTGAACAAGAAGAACTGGCTGGCGTTATGGCTGTGCTGGAGAAGGCTGTTCAGATTGCTAAGGGTGTAGAAGGTCTGGCTGAAATGGGCCATGACGTTGAGCCGGAAGAAGAACAGATTAGCGGCGTGATGAAAGCTATCCAAGCTAAGAAATCTGCCAAGTAATTTTTGAATAAGAGGAATTGAATAATGGCACTAATTAGTACCCGTAAGCCCCTGCTGGGCAACGTAGTTAAGCACGAATATGCTCGTGAGCACGGATTCTGCCGCGAAGTCGTAACTGTAAATATTGCTGATGCAACCGAACTGTCTAACGGTTCTGTCCTAGGTAAAGTCACAGCTACTGGTAAATACACAGTATCTGATCCGGATGCTGTAGATGGCTCTGAAGTAGCTGCCGCAATCGTTGTTGAGAACAAGTCTGTAGCTGCTGCTACCGATACTGAAGTTGCAGTTATTGTACGTGGCCCCGTTATCGTTGTCGAGGGTGGTCTAGTGTTCGATGTTGCACACGATGCTGGTCAGATTGCAACTGCCGTAGGTGAGATTGAATCTCTCGGTATTGTTGTTCGCAAACAAGTTTAATTGAGATTTAATTA